TTACATATCTACTGATTGTCTTGATAGTGTATGTACTGATCTCTTAGAAGAGATCGTTAAAAAGTACGATATAGTTTTTCACAATATGAAATTTGACATTAAGATGATCGAATATCATATTGGTCTTAAATTTAATAGAGATAGGGTGCATGACACAATGTTAATGCACTATGCTCTAGATGAAAATGATAGTCACGGATTAAAACAATTAGCTCTAAAGTATACAGAGTATGGTGACTATGACTCTGAACTGGATGACTTTAAAAAGACATACTGTTCAAGTAAAAGTATGCTACTTGAAGATTTTACCTATGATCTTATTCCATTTGATGTAATATCAAAGTATGCTGCTATTGATACAGCAGTAACAATTACACTATTTAATAAGTTCTGGCCTAATCTTCAAAATAATCTTAAAATTCTATCAGTATATAAAACAATTTTAATTCCTGGTACACTATTCCTTATGGATATGGAAGAAGTAGGAATTCCTATTGACAGAGAAAGAATGACAGCGGCTGAAGGCTTTTTAGATACACAAATTGCTGAGGCTAAACAAGCTGTTTATGGATTTGAACACGTTAAACAGTTTGAAGCAGATGCAGGGATTATATTTAATCCAAACTCAGTACAGCAATTACGTAAAGTATTGTTTGATTATGTTAAGCTTACCCCCACAGGAAAGAAAACAGGTACTGGAGCAATATCTACAGATGCTGAAGTATTAGAAGAGCTATCGGAAGAACACCCACTTCCTGCAGCTATTTTAAAAGTACGTCAGCTTGGAAAGATTAAAAATACTTATATTAGTAAGATTTTACCGGAGCTTGATAAAGATGGGCGAATTCGTACAAACTTTAATCTTATTTTTACCACTAGCGGGCGTTTGTCTAGTAGTGGCAAGTTTAATGCTCAGCAAATACCTAGGGATAATCCGATCATTAAAGGATGTATTAAAGCACCAACAGGATACAAAATAGTATCTCAAGATTTGACTACTGCTGAAATGTATTATGCAGCAGTGTTAAGTAATGATAAAAATCTACAACAAGTTTTTACTAGTGGTGGTGATTTTCACTCAACTATTGCTAAAATGGTGTTTGATCTAACTTGTGAAGTTGATGATGTTAAGAATCAGTTTGGTTCTATGCGTCAATCTGCTAAAGCAATTTCTTTTGGTATTCTGTATGGTTCTGGACCACAGAAAGTATCAGATACAGTATCTAAATCAACTGGAGAATATTATGGTATCGATAGAGCAAAACAAGATATTAAGTCCTACTTTGACAAGTTTAACAAACTCAAAGGGTGGCTTAAATCACGCAAAGAATTTATTGAAGCTAACGGCTATACTTATAGTTTCTTTGGTAGGAAGCGTCGTCTTATCAATGTGTTTTCCTCTGATAAAGGAATTGCGGCACACGAAGTTAGAAGTGGAATTAACGCAGAAATACAATCCCTAGCCTCAGACATGAATCTATTTGGAGCTATGGATACTGCTAATGAAATTAAAGCTAAGAAGATAGATGCACAGATATTTATGTTGGTTCATGACTCAATAGTAGCATTAGTTAAAGATGAGTGTGTGGAAGAATATTGCGAAATCTTAAAAAGAAATACACAAAAAGATCGTGGATGCTCAATTAAGGGACACCCTATTGGAGTAGACCAAGAAATAGGCCAGGATTATAGCTTTGGAAAATTCGATAAACAGTATCTCATTGAAGGAACTAGCTTATCCAATATTTAAACTAGGTTTAAATAAGCCGGAAACTGTTGATGGAGTAATATTTTACTTATATCAATATGTTTCCGATGAGCAGGAACAAGTTAGTAAATTAAAAATAGTAGACGATCTAAATATTAAAAAGGATACTTTATCCTTACGCAGACTTAAATTAAAATCAGAGAATATTGATTTATTTAAAATAAGTAAAGCAATTTACTTTTTAGGTGATCTAATAAAATTATCTACACCACATACTTGGTTTATAGATTCCAAAGGTGTAATATTTAAATATATAAAAAGTACTAAAGCTGAGTTAACTTTTCATAAAGTTATACAAGTAATACCAATTAAAACTGGTGGTGCTATAATAGAAGTAGAAAATATAAGTACTAGATTTAAAGCCTTATATACTCCTGAAAGTGCTAATAGATACGCAGGCATTTTAAACTATGGAAAATCTTTAATTTTATATGGTTTTTATAGTCAGGAACACTCAAAAACTTGGAGAAGGATATAATGGCAAAAGCTATAATTTCAAATAAAATATATTTGGATGTTACGCCTGAGATAGCAAAGAAATTAATTAATAATCTTACTTATAAAATACGTAGAAATATTCCTGGTGTTAAAAACCATTTTGTACAATACGATATAATAAAAAACTATAAAGTATTGCCTAATAGTATTATGGCTATACCAGTTGGTAGAATTGATTTAATTCCTGAAGATTACGAAGTTCAAGATAAAAGAATTATATGTGATCTTCCATTTCCTGACCCTAAATTTCCGCTAAGAGGAACGCAACTTGACGTATTTAATGAAGTAGACGATACTTGCTTTATTAATGCTATGGTAGGTTGGGGCAAGACATTCACTGCTCTACACATTGCTCGGAAACTAGGTCAAAAGACTTTGATTGTGTGTCACAATACAATGCTTAGAGATCAGTGGATAGAAGAAGTAGAAAAACTATTTGAAATGCCTGTGGGAGTAATTGGGTCTGGTGAGTTTGATATTGATCACTCTATAGTTGTAGGTAATATTCAAACCTTAACTAAGTTAGTACCTAAAATTTGCAAAGAGTTTGGTACTGTTATAGTTGATGAAGCACACCACTGCCCAGCTAGTACTTTTACAACATTTATTGATGGTATGTATGCTAGATATAAAATAGGTCTTAGTGGTACTATGCAGCGTAAAGACGGCAAGCAAGTACTATTTAGAGACTTCTTTGGTAGTAAACTATATCAGCCACCTCAAGAAAACACATTAACACCTACAGTTCAAATAGTAAAAACTGGAATTGCACTATCTCCAGGAGACACTTGGGTTAAGAAGATTAATAACTTACTATATGACACAGATTACCAAAGATTTATAGCTGCAGCAGCAAATCTTCAGATTGCTAAGGGTCATAAAGTACTTATAGTTGCGGACAGGGTAGAGTTTTTACAACAAGTAGGAGAACTAATTGGTGAAACGTGTGTGTGCATTACTGGTGGGACAACCTATGAAGAAAGAGTCCTGCTCAAAGAACAAGTTGAATCGGGAGAAAAAAGTTGCATTGCTGGAAGCCGACAAATCTTTGCAGAAGGTATATCGGTTAATATCCTTAGCTGTGTAATCTTAGCAGTACCTATCGCTAACGATGGTTTACTAGAACAAATTATTGGGCGAATAATGCGTCAGCATGAAAATAAATTATCACCCTTAGTTCTAGATATGCAGTTTAGTGGAGTAAGCGATAGAAAACAAAACAAAGACCGTATAGCATTTTATTTGCGAAAGGGATGGGCTATATTAGGCTTGTAAAAAATACACTTGCAAATGTATTTAAACAGTGATATAATATATGTTCCAGCAGTAATTATGGCTCTATTCTTTAACCTAAAAACACTTGAAGAACAGTCAAACGGTGATGCGAGTAAATTTATGGCTATGCTAGAATATCACTATTCTAAAAAATTGCCTTTAAAGTACTCTAGGTTTAAACCAAGCAAAGTACCTCTGACTGGTGGCTGTTTTATATTAAATCCAGCACCTCTATTTGCAGACAAATCAACAGATATACTATTCAAAATTCAATATCTAAAATTAGCAGCTAGACGGGACTATAATTTATATAAACAGTACAAATATCGAGGATTGGTATTATCCTATTTCCCCGATATAAATATCGATCTAATTAAAAACAATCCGTTATTAATAATAACAGAAACAGAAATACTCTTTAAATACGAGGAAAATTAAAAATGGCATTAGCATTTACAGCAACTAAAGGTAAAGCAGTTAAAAAATCTTTTGACGCCTTTGAATACAAAGACGGAGAAAACACAGTACGATTAATTGGGGGAATTTTACCTCGTTATGTTTACTGGCTAAAAGGTACAAACGGGAAAGATATTCCAGTTGAGTGCTTGGCTTTTGATCGTGATGCAGAAAAATTCAATAACAAAGAACATGATCATGTTCCTGAATATTTTTCTGATAAGAAGTGTTCTTGGTCTTACAGTGCTAACTGTATTGACTTAAAGGATGGGAAAGTAAAAATCCTTAACTTGAAAAAGAAATTATTTGAACAAATTTGTTCAGCCGCAGAAGATTTAGGCGATCCTACTGATACTGATACAGGTTGGGATGTTGTATTCAAACGTGTTAAGACCGGCCCCTTGCCATTTAATGTAGAGTATACTTTATCAGTACTACGTTGCAAGAAACGCCCTCTTACTGATGAAGAAAAACAGGCGGCAACTGCTTCAGAAAGTATTGACATGAAGTATCCACGTCAAACGGCAGAGGAAGTAAAAGCTACATTAGAGCGTATTGTTACTGGAGCTGTACCGGAAGAAGATTCTGCTACAGACTCTGAGGCAGTTAGCGATTTAACAGCTTAATAATCAAGCCCCTAAGTATCACTAACTTAGGGGCTTTTTTGACTATAAATAATGAAAGTTTTATTCACAGCAGATATTCATATTAAATTAGGTCAAAAAAATGTTCCTGTAGAGTGGGCTAAAAATCGCTATGAATTGTTTATTAAACAACTTAGAGATATTCAACAAGAATGTGACCTTTTAGTATTAGGCGGCGATATATTTGATCGTATGCCTACAATGGATGAATTAGAGATATATTTTGATCTAATATCTTCCATTTCGATTCCTTGCATTATATATGCAGGTAATCACGAAGCTTTAAAGAAAGATACTACTTTCTTTACTAGTTTAAAGCGTAGTACACAGAGACTAAACAAGGATGTTACAGTAATAGATGATTTTTATTCTTTAGAAGGTATGGATTTTATTCCGTATAATAAATTAAAAGATTTTGAAACATCTCCGCACGTAAATCCTGGTAAGATATGTTTTACTCATGTTCGTGGGGAAATACCCCCACACGTAAAACCAGAAATAGATTTAGAATTATTTAGTCGTTGGAAGGTAGTACTTGCTGGCGATTTACACAGCTATGAAAATTCTCAAAAAAATATTCTCTATCCTGGAAGTCCCGTTACTACTAGCTTCCATCGTGGGAATGTGGCTACTGGTGTTATTTTATTGGATACCAATAGTTTAGATCATGAATGGCGTAAACTACAATTACCACAACTTATTCGTAAAACTATTAAGGCAGGTGAAGAAATGCCAGGTACTGATTACGACCATACCATATATGAAGTTGAAGGTGACATGAGTGAGCTGGGCGCCATGGAGGACAATACTCTAATCGATAAAAAAATAGTACGCAGAGAAACAGACACTGCACTAATTTTAGATCCTAGTATGACTTTAGCAGCTGAGTTAAAAGAGTATTTATTGTACATCTTACAACTACCAGATAATACTGTTGAAAGTATAGTACAAGTGTTAAATAACAATTTGGATAAGATTACTACAGAATGATTACATTTAAAGAAATTAGATGGGGTAATGCTTTTTCATATGGGATAGATAATACAATTAAATTAGATAGTGCACCACTTACACAAATAGTTGGCAAAAATGGACATGGTAAAAGTTCTATTGCACTTATCTTAGAAGAAGTATTATACAACCAAAACTCCAAAAAAATAAAAAAAGCAGACATATTAAATAGATATAGCTCTGATAAGTCTTATTCAATAGAGCTAGACTTTAATAAAGATAATTCTGAATATACTATTAAAACTAATAGAAGTATTACTTCAACTACTATAAAGTTATATAAAGATGGTAAAGATATTAGTAGTCATACTAGTACTAATACTTACAAACAGATAGAAGGTATAATCGGTTTCGATCATAAAACTTTCAGTCAAATTGTTTATCAAAGTAGTGTTTCTAGTTTAGAGTTTTTAACTGCAACAGATACCGCTAGAAAAAAGTTCTTAATTGAATTACTAAATTTATCAATATATACTAAGGCATCTGAAAGATTTAAAGAATTAGCTTCTGATGCTAATAAACAAGTTGATGCTGTACAAGCCAAGCTATCTACAGTTAGAGCTTGGTTAACCAAGTATGAAAAAGAAGATTTAACTTTAAAACAACTAGAGGAAGAGCCTAATGCTCCTAGTGAATTAGTATCAAAAGCAACCCTACTAAAACATGAACTAACTAATATAGAGTCTACTAATAAAAAGATAGTTCAGAATAATACCTATAAGCAAGTTTTATCAAAGATAGTAGTAGATGATCCTGTACCAGAAAAGGTCGATGATTCAGTATTAGCTGGTTTAAAAACTAAACTTGCAAATAAAGAGTATCAGCTTAAAGAAGGCATTACATTGTCTAAAAAATGTTCTGGCCCTACTATTAAATGCCCTACCTGTTCTCAAGATATGGATAACAGTACAATGTTCAGCTTAGTAGAGCAGTTCAACGTAAATAAAGTAGGTCTTGAAGAAGATATTATTAATATTAAAGCTGAAATAAAAACATTAGATAGCAAGGTAACAAACTATCAATCTTACCAGAAAAACTTTTCTGAGTGGGAGAAGTATTACGCGTTAATTGATAACGACCTTACTAGCGAAGTATTAGATAAGAATGAACTATTTAGTAAAATTACTGAACTAGAAAAAGCTATTAATGAGATTAATAGCGCAATAACAAAAGTACGTAATAGGAATAAAACTGTTAATGAGCACAACTCAAAAGTAACAGTTATATCTAGCCAAATGACTGATATGCGTTCTGAGCTAGCGGAATATACTACGGAGTTAGTTACACATACTTCAGAGCTATCTAATTTACAGGTTTTAGTAAAAGCTTTCTCTACAACAGGCTTGGTAGCTTATAAAATAGAGTGTCTAGTTAAAGATCTAGAAACCCTTACTAATGAGTATTTGGCTGAGTTGGCAGATGGAAGATTTCAATTATCTTTTAAAATTGCTTCGTCAGATAAATTAAATGTTGTTATTACAGATAACGGTCATGATGTAGATATTTTAGCTTTATCTAGTGGAGAACGTGCTCGTGTTAATGTAGCTACACTACTTGCTATTCGTAAACTAATGCAAACTTTATCTAACTCTAGAACTAATCTACTAATTCTAGATGAAACAGTAGAGAACCTAGATGCAGAAGGTAAAGAAAAGTTAATTGAAGTTCTCTTAAAAGAAGAAAACTTAAACACTTTCCTAATATCTCATGGGTTCTCACACCCCTTGCTAGAAAAGTTGCAAGTAGTAAAACAACGAAATATATCAAGGATAGATAATGGTTGATCCTAGGGCTAAAGGTGCTAGAGCAGAGACTCTTATACGTGATCAATTACGTCAAGCAACTAGTTTAAAGTGGGAAAGAGTGCCTGCGTCAGGTGCTCTTGACCCCAGACACCAATTAAAAGGTGATCTATATGTGCCAGGTGAAAAGAATCTTTATTCAGTAGAAGTAAAACACTACGAAGAAGATCATCTAACAAGTGCTATTCTTACGGGTAAGAGCCCTCAGTTTTTTGAGTGGTGGTCACAAGCAGTAAGACAAGGTAAACAGGTAGATAAAACCCCTTTACTTATATTTAAACATGATCGTTCAAAAGTATTCTGTGCGTTTGAAGCTATGCCTACTTGTGACTATAGATATATATTTATAAATGCACTGGGTTACGAAGTCTATGTTTCCTTACTGGAAGACTTTGTGAAGTACGAGGATCCAAAATTTATCTCTTGACACATCTTGTCAATTTTGATATAATATTCACATGACAAAAACATTTGAACAAATAAACCACACTGACCCTAAATCGTTAATGATTTTGGATTCCTTGAATCTTGCATTTCGATATAAACACTCAAAGGCAGTAGATTTTGCTACTGACTATATGAGAACAGTCGAGAGCCTGCAAAAATCTTATAAAACTAAAAAACTTATAATTGCAGGCGATATGGGCTCAAGTTCATATCGTAAAGCAATTTATCCGCTTTACAAACAGAATCGTAAAGATAAATACGCAAATCAAACTGAAGAAGAACAACAAGAGTTTGAAGAATTCTTTGCAGAAGTACAAAAGATTTTATCTATGTACGAAGAAGAAGGCAAGTTTCCTGTAGTTCGTTTTCAAGGTGTAGAGGCAGACGATATTGCAGCTTACATAGTAGCAAAACGCAAGCGTTATGATTTAGATCAAATCTGGCTAGTGTCCTCCGATAAGGATTGGGATTTGCTAGTTCAACCTAAAGTATCAAGATTTAGTTATGTCACCAGAAAAGAAATCACAGTTGATAACTGGAATGACCACTATGATTTCCAGCCCGAAGACTATATTAGCATTAAATGTCTTACAGGCGATAGTGGTGATAATGTTATTGGGGTGCCTGGTATTGGACCTAAGCGAGCCGTGGGACTGGTTAATGAATATGGCAGTACTTACGATATTATTGCGAGTATTCCAATTAGTGGTAAGTATAAATACATCGAAGCCCTAAATCAATGTAAAGACCAATTAGAATTAAATTATAAATTAATGGATTTGGTTACCTTTTGTGAAGAAGCAATTGGTACTGAAAATTGTAAACTAATCGATGAAACCTTAGAACTTTATTTAAAATGAACAACTTTATGAATATTAACAGAACATATGACTTTGCTAGAGACTGTGCAATTACTCAAGAAATTCCATGTCAACTAGAAGGCAAAGAATTTCTACCACGTCGTGCAAATCGTACTGATGCTGGTGCAGACTTAATGAGCAAAGAAGATTTGGAAATCTATCCAGGCGAACAAAAACTTGTTGGCACAGGAGTAGCTACAAAAATTCCAGAAGGCTATGCAGGCTTTGTGTTTAATAGAAGCAGTCAAGGAAAAAAGGGAATTACTATCCCTCACTCAGTAGGCGTTATTGATGCAGATTATCGTGGAGAAATCAAAGTGCTTTTGAAAAATATTTCAGATGATCCTTATAAAATTTCTCGTGGTGATAGAATTGCTCAACTGGTAATCATGCCAGTTTTACTACCTGACTTTGTAGATGTTTGGAACGATACTGAACGTGGCACAGGTGGATTTGGTAGTACAGGAACTTAATTAAATAAAGGAAAATAAAATGTTAGAACTTAAATATAAAAAAGATGGTCACTATACCTTAAAAGGTCTCACAGAAGATCACTTAATCACAATCAATACTTTAGTATCTCATGTAAGATTAGGTCAAGGTACTGCAGGTTCACAAGCCGCCTATGAGCTTGGTGGGCTATTTGAAGATGAAGGTTTCGACCTTGATGAAATGGAACTAACAGTTACTCGTGATGTTCCTGAATACGATGTTAACTATATGTTTGAATTAACCTGAAATAACACTATGAACCACTGGACTCTAACTATTCAAGAAGACCCTGATACAGGGGATGGTATACTAGAATTTCCTACTGATCTTTTACAGTCCACTGGCTGGAAAGAAGGAGATAAACTAGAATGGACAGATCTAGGTAATGGTTCATGGTCTTTACGTAAGCAAGAGATGGATCTTGTTTTGGTAGAGTGTGTAAATCAGTTTCGTACAAGATATTTAGTAGAAGTGCCGAAAGGCAAACAAGAATGGGCATTAGATACAGTTACTATGAATGAAGCGAAAGAGTTTTCGCAAGAACATTTAACAGAAACAATCGTGTCTAGTAGGGTTATTTCAGAAAAAACTGCGTTAGAACTATGTAGGCAAGACAATGCATATATGTTTACGAATTTGAATAGACCAGAACAAGAAATATTATCTAGTTTAATAACTAGGGAAGGGGTAGAATGACTGTC